CGTTATGAAATATCACTATTTTCTTTATGAACAACTCTCTGAGCATACTTTCCAACTCTTCATCAATACATTCCGTATCAATATAGACTCCCTTCTCTCCGTCGTAACACATAGAGAGTCCCAGCATATACCCATCTCTAGGATATAGCCCGGTCGTTTCAGAGTCAAGAGCAATATACTCTCCGGGATGATCTAAGGCTTCCTGAACCCACTGTTTCGCTTCGTCAGTATCTTGAATACCTCGTACTATATCATCACCAACCTGTACATCTTCCAGATCACCGCTTATATATTTCTTAAGGTTTTCTTTTGATTTATCCCATACAGTTTTACTTTCTGGTCTAAATGCGAGCATTGCAGGATTTATAATGGCAAGAAACTTATCTTCTACCTTTCTTCCAGAATACTCTGTCACTGATCGTACTTTTGTAAAATACTTCAGTGCATCACTACCTACAAGAATTATCCATTCGTACAGGCTAGTGTCAATATCAATATCGCAATCGCGTTTCAGAACTTTCTTTACACTAGGATCTGAACACAGTTGGTATTGATCGAACTCAAACGCATGGTCAAATGCGTCTTTAAAATTTGTTCTACTTGGTTTAGTTTCTATTAATGCAACTTTAGGCATGATCTTTTCCATATAATTTTTTACTAAGGTTTGCTATATGCGAAGCTGTTAGCGATCCGGGATCTCTATCTTTTATGTGTATATTTCGTGTCACTAAATCGGCATCGCCGCATAATTTTTTTACTGCTTCTGCCGCTTGTTGCCCCGGTTCGTCACCGTCAAAGAAAATATCTATTTTAGTTACTCCACTAATCTTCAGTATACGTAACTTATCTTCATTAACGTTTTTCGTACCGAAACAACATACAGCATTAGTCAATCCTTTATCGTGTAGATTTAGCATATCAAATATGCCCTCTACAAGAATCACGGTTGACCGTATGGGCGTTACAGCAGGAAACAATGGTAGTTTTGCACCAGGAGGACTAATCATGTATTTGGGTACTCCTCCAGAAGTGTGCCTACCATTGAATCCCACTATGCGTCCAGATATATCCGTTATAGGAAATACAATCCTGGAGGCATAGGGCGCATTTGCGTGCTGAAACGCTTTAAATTTTGTATAGGTTTCTGGAGATATATCTCTCCAGTTTCCTACATACGGCATAAAACCTTTAGGCATAGTCAATCCTATGCTGTCGGCTCTTTTGTCTCGTATCTTTTGCTTCAAAAGCTCTCGCTTTATCTGCATATAGTTTGCTTTTTCTCCATAGAGTTGAAATATATTTCCCTTGAAGCCGCAAGCAAAGCAGTTGAATATACCGCTAATCTTATCAATCCTCATACTAGGATTTCTGTCCTCATGTTCTGGACTTAGACATCGTACTGCAAAATCTTTGCCTTTTGGTAAGTATCTTATGTCTTTATCTATTAGCAGTTCTTCTACATTCATCGGCCAATATCTTTCACTACGCTTCGGTTTATAACTTGGTACGCGCCTTTGTTGTACGCAGGAGCAATAGTATACTGAGAAGAAATCTTCACTTTATAACTATTGTCTGGTGCTGTTGCATTGCCCACATAGTTGCGAGAAGGAATCTCGTCATGGCTTGATCTACGAAAAGGCTTGATTCTTTCGTGAGAAAGCGTAACGTGTTTAATGCTAGGCTTAGCCTTAGCTTTAGTGGCCTTTGCAGGCCTTCTGCGGCCAGTGTACTCATAACGTAATGATGGGTTGATTATCGGCATACTTGTCTCCAAAAAATGTAAACATATTATATCAAAAAATGAAATAAATGTCAAGAAATATTTTAGATGTCGTTTATTTCTTCGTCTGTTTTGAACTCCTGCTCTTCCTTTTGATCCGGGTTCAATACAGTATGGGGGCCTATCTTCAAAGTCTCCCAGTCCATATAAGAAGTAAATCCTATTTCATCCGTTCCACTTCGCATCTTTACACAATTAAAAGTCATACATTCATCTTGCTTTGTCCAACTCTCTAGTGTAAATGCGGCATCTGCGGCATCAAGAATACCTTTTGCAAACCTGGCCTCTCCACTTGCATCTGTCTGATATGGAGAAACCACAGGTACTTCATACTCCTGTGCCATAGATTTCAAAGCTTTGCTCACTTCTATTTGTTCTGTCCAGTCATACTGCCCCTGTCGAGAAGGTACGGCTGAACGTTTTACTTGGTTTAGATAATCGACTACAACCACGCCCAGGTCCATATCGCTTTTTGCCCGCTTATCAAGCTCTGCTTGTATCTTGGCAAGAGTTAGGCTAGGCTCGTAGACAATATCTATCTGTCGTCTGGGATCTAGAGCACACTTTGTACTTAACTTTTTATGTAACTCATCAAAACTTCTATGCTCTTTATATTCTTGAAGATACTCATCGCTCTTCTCGAATCTGTTAGCCCACCAGGTTGCAACTCTTTCCCATTCTGGAACAGAAAGATTTTTCATCTTCAACCTGGTGGCAGATACTTTTGCCCCCATTGCACAAACACGTTGTAAGGTTTCTCTCGCATCCATTTCTATAGTAAATATCATTGCGGAGCGACCGTTCTCGTACATATTGTTAGCAATGTTTGTACTTGTAAGAGACTTACCTCGCCCTCTCTTACCTCCCAGCAGTATGAGATCTCGGGGGCTGAACTGCATAATCTGGTCGTAATCCTCATTAAGGCCGAGGGCGAGGTAATTTTTCAATTCATCGTCATCAATAAATAGTTCTATTCGTTGCATACTCTCCGAAGGAGGTTGCAAGTCTACTTTTGACTCTATGTCTCGGATGATTTCATGTAATTGTGTTACTGATTCTTCAGCATCTTCAAAAGCTATAGAATTATCAATATAGCTTTCCAATGCCTTTAGAATCTCTGCCTGAGTATACTCATTCTTCAGGTATTCTAAAAGCATCGCTGCTTCTACGTCAACTTCAACAGTCTCTAGCGCATAGACTTTTTCTCGCGTAGAGCTGTCCCTGATCTCAAATTTAAGATCCTCAAACGTAGGAAGTTTGTGATATTTTTCAGTATGCTTGGATACTATTTTATGGAGGGTGTGGTATTCGGTAGGCAAATAATGCTTGTGCAAAAGCGTCCAAGCTTCAAAGTCTTGGAGCACAAGTATTTGTTTCAGTAATGCACTAGCAATGTTCAATAGTGATCCCCCGATCAATTAAAAGACTGCCCCCGGAGGGGCAGTCCAACTCCTACTACCCTTGGTAGTCGAGATAAGTTAAAACAGATTAGCCTGCGGCCTGAGCCTTAGCCTGACGAGCAGCACCATCATAGTCTGCCGCCGTCAACCCACGACGGGTCAACATTGTTTTAACACCGCGAGGCGTTTTCTCGATTGCATCAGCAATCTGCTCCACGGTCATGCCAGAAACGTCACCAAGTTCTGACAGGGGATCAGCCCGGTTAGCACTCTTGGTTTTTTCCTGGCGGGGGATAGCATCAATCTCACCGGAACGAAGCAGGCTGAGAGCCTTGCCACGGATGCTGTTGATCGAACGATCAAGAGCGTCAGCAATCTGCTCAACAAATGCACCGTCGTTCACCATGCTGATGAAAGTATCTTCTTCCTCCGGAGAGTAAGTCCGAACACTTTCAGGCTTGGGAGCCGGCTTGACATGACCAGTCAGTTCCATTGACAGAATCTTGCCTTGGATTGACTTTGCGCTAAATGCGCCACCTTCGAAGTTCTCAGCAATCTGAGCATAGGTGTATTCACCGCTGTTATCCGTAACAAAAGCGGCCAGGGTTGCTTCCTGCTGCTCGGAAAAAGCCCGAGTAGCACGTGCAGAAGCGAGGTCCACTTCGTAACCCATTTTACGCAGTTTGCTAGAAACTGAATGGGTAGAAGTTTCAAGATGCTCTGCGGCGTCAGCCACAGTAGCTTGGGAGACAGGGGACTCGTCTCCGACAAAGTTTTCGAGCGAAGAAGTACGCTCATCAGTCCACTTGGGAAGTGCCATA